GCGCTTGGAATGGGAAGTTACGTTCTGGTTGGAACTGCTTGCGGATTGTTCATTCTCACGCCAACACCCGCTTGCAGAACCGCGACAATCGAATATGAAAACAGAACATTCGCAATTCCGCACGAGAATAGAACCGCGACAATCGAATTTGAGAACAGAACATTAGAGGTCAAATGTCACTAACATTACAAAACCCATTGAAAGACCCTTCCGCAGTATTAGATTATGTGTTCGACTGGACGGGCTGGCTGGCCGCAGCCGAAACGATCACCTCGCACACAGTTACGGTCCCGACAGGCCTGACGCTGGAAAGCTCAACGGCGGCGAGTGGGATTGTTACCGCGTGGATTTCGGGCGGAACTGTGGGAACAACCTACCGCGTGGAGTGCCTGATTGTCACCACCGCTGGCAGGACGGACGAACGCTCGCTGTGGATCACAGTTCAGGAACGCTGACAATTGAATACATTCGAACAGCAGGTGATGGCAGAAGGCAGCGGCAACGCGCAGGAGAAAATGCGCAGGCTGTACGGGAAAGAACTGGCCTATAATAACGCAAAGAAATACTTGGCAGGGATAAAACTCCACATCTCGCATCTTGAGAAACTTGGCGTTGGTTCGTCAAGCGAACCGGATAAAGCGCGCGAGTATTCGCACGAGGAAACGACATTCAACAAGGACGCATCCCAGACCGTCAAGCGCGATGTGTACCTCACGCCGGAAGAAGCCGCCTCGCCCACCTCGATTATGAAAAAGTGCGGCTTTGACCCGCTGCTTTGGGAAGTGGTAACTTGTAAGCTCGTCACCGGCTCGTGGGATGTGACGCTCAAAAACGCGGACGGCGAAGGTGTTCTGCACACGAACCGGAAGTATTCGGTTACGCTGACGGTCAAGCCGCTGGGGGGCAGGCTCACATCCGACCAGGTGCTGGATATGTTCAAAAACCTGCCGCCCGTGAAGTTAGAACCTATCAGACACGAAGCAGGCAACTTTATGCTGGAGCTTCCGATCATGGACTTCCACCTGGGCAAACTTTCATGGCGCGAGGAAACAGGCGTAGACTACGACCTGAAAATTGCTGAGAAACTTTGGCGCGCGACAGTAAGCGACCTGCTGGGTAAAGCACGCCTGGCTGGAATTCCTGAATATATATTGTTTCCAGTTGGGCAGGACTTCTTCCACTTTGACACTCCTGCCACCACAACTACCGCCGGAACGCAATTGGACTCCGACACGCGCTGGCAAAAGATGTTCAATACAGGTGTCGCGCTCCTGATATGGGCTGTGGAGCAATGCCGGATGCTTGCCCCTGTAAAGGTGCTATGGATTCCAGGCAACCACGATACCGTTTTGAGTTACGCGGCAACAGTAGGGCTGGCACAGCGTTATACAGAAACTGAGGACGTGACAGTTGACTTATCACCTCAGCCGCGCAAATATGTGAGGTATGGGCTGAACCTGATCGGCTTTGCTCACGGTGTTGAGGAAGGTAAGCGGCTCGAAGGTTTATTACAGTTGGAAGCCGCGCAGGACTGGGGAAAAACAATCTGGCGCGAAATGCACCTGGGACATCTGCATACTGAAAAGACAGTTGAAAAGAACGGGATTGAGTTCAGGCGTATTTCAAGCATCACCGCTCCGGATGCCTGGCATAACGAGAACGGGTTTATCGGCTCAACGCGCAGGGCACAGGCTTTTATCTGGGATAAAAATAAAGGCTTAGAAGCTATACTAAACAGCAATGTGAACGCGTAAGATGATACAGCAATCAGCGAAATCAGGATTATGATAACCCTGCTATTCTGTGTTATAATGCCTGTATAGCAGGAATGGGGCTGGCAGGTGTGCTCCAGCGCCTGAGCTGAGGTGGCTGGAATATCCGGCTTCGATGCCGGCAGCTCCACTAAAACAGTGGTATAATACCTGCAATCCACTTGAATGCCTTATGGCTGTAGGGTGGAGGTAGCCGGAGCGTTATAGGCGCAGAAAATGGGTGAAATTCCCTACCCGTCTTCACAAACAGTACCCGCCACGCGAATGCCTTATCACAGGTATGCGGACCAGGGCGGGTCGTTTTTTAATACAATGTATACTGAAATGGTTTTTGGTGTACATCTTTCCTCAAATGAATACAAAGATTTGTGCTATAATAATTCTAACAGTACCCGCCACGCGAATACCTTATCACAGGTATGCGGACCAGGGCGGGTCGTTATATTCTCGACTATACACGACAAATTCCTGAATATCCAAATTCCATAGACCATACCCGACAAATGTCAAAACTTTGACACAACTTTCGGTATAACCGACTTCTGTCAACAAATTGACAAAACTTTCCAACATTGCATTGACGCGCATAAAATACGCATAATGACGCACAAGTGGAATTGTGGTATAATTGACGTATGCTTAGAATTAATGTAAAGATCAATCATAAATGCCCGCTGGTCACAGCATTAATTCTAAGCAAATTAATTGATCATGTGGCCGGCGGGCATTTTTGTTAAGGAGTGGCATGGAAATTGACAATGAGTTTAGAAATTACATAAGGCCCTTGTCCGCTGAGGAGTTTGAAAAACTAAAGACAAACGTGTTGGCTGAAGGCATCAGAGATCCGCTGGTAACCTGGCAAGGCATATTGCTGGATGGTTATCACAGATATAAAATTGCGCAAGAGTGCGGGCTTGAATATAAAACTGTAGAAGTGGAATTGCCTGACAGGGATGCTGCCAAAGAATGGATATTGATAAACCAATTAGGGCGCAGAAATTTAACCGAACAGGAGGCTAGCTATTATCGGGGGAAGCTGTATAGCGCAAGAAAGCAACAAGGTGCGAGAACCGATTTAACTTCTGGTAAAAACTACCAGAAGTTAAATAGCGCACAGGAATTAGGTAGGCAATATGGGGTTTCAGAAAAAACAATCCGAAATGACGAGCAATTCAGCCGAGCCGTAGATAAGGTTGCCAGTGAGGTTGGAGATGATGCTAAGCAAGCAATATTATCAGGTAAAGCCAGTGTGCCAAAGGAAAGGGTCGAACAGCTTATTGATATCAATCTGGAAGCTCCCAAATACATTGAGCCAATTTTGAACGGCTCATTAAGCATAGCAGATGCGGTAAGACAAATAAAACGAGCAGACAGGATTGAAAAAATTGTACAGAAAACCGCAGAACCGCTTGACGGTATTGGCGTATTCCCAGTTATTTATGCCGACCCGCCCTGGGAGTACGACTTTCCAATAAGCGACAGTCGGCGCATTGAAAACCAGTACCCGACCATGTCGCTTGATGTAATTATGAGCCTGCCAGTAAACGACATTGCGGCTGATGATGCGATTCTATTCCTTTGGGCAACTACCCCGTTTTTACGAAAAGGGCTGCTGGTTATGCAGGCCTGGGGCTTTGACTACCGCACGTCAATGGTGTGGGTTAAGCCTTCCATCGGACCTGGCCAATGGGTGAGACAGCGACATGAATACTTGCTTATTGGCGTGCGCGGAGACATTCCAACGCCGAAGGGTGAGGACAAGCCTGACAGCGTGATAGAAGCACCGCGTGAGGAACACAGTAAAAAGCCGGAGATTGTTTACGACATCATTGAGCGCATGTACCCTGAGCTTCCTAAGGTTGAGTTGTTCAGCAGACGCAAGCGAGAAAACTGGGCGGCGTGGGGGAATGAGATATGAACAACTTTACTACTGACGACAATTGGCAGCGAGAGGTCCGAAACAATATTCTCGCACCATATTACAAATCTGTCAGCCACGAATCGCGGTTTGTGTTTCTTGACAAAGGGAAGCTTGCTGACAGATTGCAGCGCGAGTTCGCTATCGACACAATTGTTCAGGGGAAAAACAACGCCGTGTTTGGCATAGAAGAAAAAATTGTCAGATGGCCTGGATACACCTATTCTGCTTATACTCTTGAAATAATGTCCTGTTCCGTTCCTGGCCGCGAACGCAAAGGCTGGATGTATACGGCCACTTGCGACTTCCTGTTTTACTGTTTTGTGCAGGCTGATGGTAAAAGCATAGTTGCGCACATGATACCGTTCCAAAAATTACAAAAATGGTTTTTTGAAAATGAACGATACCAGGCTTACCGCTCCAATTTTACGGACCAGATAAACAAGACAGAAACGAAAATAGTGCCAATTAAAGATGTTTGGCAAGCTATACCAGAATGTAAGAAACGTTTTATTTTGTCCTGATGCCGCTTTTGAGCACGCCCCGAAAAGCCGGCAGTTTCGCAAACTGGCTGAAAAGCCGGCCCGGGCGCAGACTGAAAAAACAGCCCGAAAATCCAATTTTGTGTGCTTGTGGAGTAATTCATCGTTTAAATCTAAAACTAAAAGAAACCGCCGGAGAAATTCAACGCCCGGGCGTTATAGCAGCAAGTTGTCCAGCCCAGGCGCGGACAGGCTGGACTTCCGGATCAATTTGTCTTTTGCTGAATTTGGTTGGTAAAAACACTTGACATTTGCTTTAAAGTATGTATAATAGGCAATAGATAGTAAAACAACGATTAACCACAAGCGAGGTGAAATGGCAAAACAAAACGGGTACATGGTTCAGATAACGGGATTGGACATTGAGCCGCTTATCAAGGTCCTGGCCGCGGAAGACATGCGGTCTATTGGCAACGAGCTGGCCTGGCTGGTGCGCAAGGAGTATTACGCCCGCCATCCTAAGACGCTGGAAGAGCTGAACACTCATGCCGCAAAAGCTGACAAAACAGCATAAACAGGAAATTCTATCAGACACATATTAGAAAAGGAGTAAAGAAATGACCGAAAATTTGATGACCAAACT